ATGGTCATGAACGAGGCGGTGCCGCGCCTCTCCGCAGGGCCGTTTTCGGGTATTATGGAGTACTTTTGTGTCGCAGTAATCGACAAATAATCGACAAGAATCGAGCAAGAACGGAGACTTATGACCATACGAGTGACCACTATCGGGAAGTATAAACGACCAGACGGCACGGTGCCCATCTACCTCTCTTTTGCGGGGCACGGGAAGACCGCCTTCCACGGGCTGGGTGTCTATGTCCTCCCCTCGGAGTTCGACAAGGAGACGGGTACCGTGCGGACAGTCGACAGGCGGCGTAAGGCGGACTTTGCGCGGTACAACCTTTTGATTCAGGCCGAGCTTACACGTGCCCGCAACCTCTTGCTCTCGCTTCAGCTCGCCGGGAAGGCGGGCAGCATTCTGCCGGCGCGTTTCAAGGCGCTGTTTGCCGCCGGTGAGACCGATGGCGAGGGTGGCACGTTTACAGACTATTTCAAATCATTCATCGAGAAGAAGGCGGGGCGCACGAGGGAGATCTATCAGAACACGCTCGATAAGATTATCAGACTACACGGCGACGATGTGCCTTTTGATGCCGTCAATCACTCATGGCTCGAAAACTTCGACCGCAGTATGCGCACGTCCGATATATGCAACGGGCGTGGGAAGGTGCTACGTACCGGTCTGGCCACGAACGCCCGCGCGATCCATCTGCGAAACATTCGGGCGGTATTCAACAAGGCCATCGATGAGGAGGTGATCGGGCTGGAGCTGTACCCCTTTCGGCGTTTCAAGATCGAAAAGGAGCGCACCCGCAAACGGGCGGTCTCTCTCACCCAGCTGCGCGCCCTCTTTGATTACTCGTGCGAGACCGTAGCCGAGGAGTGGGCCGTGGACATGGCGCGGCTGATCTTCTACCTGATCGGGATCAACACCGTGGACCTTTTCAACCTCGAGGAATACGACGGGGAATATATCCACTACCGGCGCGCCAAAACAGGGACGCTTTACAGTATCAAAGTGGAGCCAGAGGCGGCCGCGCTGCTCGAGAAGTACCGCGGGCGGGAGCATCTGCTCAACTTCCGAGAGCGTTTCAAGCATTTGGAATCATTCAAGGCCAAAATCAACAAGACGCTGAAAGGCATCGCGTCGAAGGATCCCCGCATCCCGGTGATGACCTCTTACACCTTTCGCCACACGTGGGCCACGCTGGCGGCCGAACTGGATATCCCCAAGGAGACGATCGCCGCCGGGCTGGGGCACGCGCAGAACGCGACCGTGACGGACGTCTATATCGACTTCAACCGTAAGAAGGTGGACGCAGCCAACCGCCGCGTGCTGGACTACGTGGCCGGTGGCGAATAGACGCCCATGCGCACCGTGCGGCAGGCTGTGACGAACCGTGCGCCATACTTTTGCCGGCGTTCAAACAAAGACAGAGACATGAAAGTACTTGAAATCCTCCTAACCGCGCTCGCAGCTATGTCGCTCACATGGTTTATCCCCTCCTTTGTCTTGCTCCATTTCTACAAACGGATCAATACGACCAGCGAGAAAATAATCGAGATAAAAGATCAGCTCATAGCGAGAAACGAGAGAGAGATTGCACAGCTAAAGAGTGATCTGTTAGCCACCAAGAAAAAGGTGTCTGACCTTCTCAATGATACCCAATGCCCCCAGAACGCCTCCGATGATAGTTCCAAGAACTCCAAGGATAACCGCCAGCCGCTTCCATGAGCTGAGCTTTCTGTTAGCTTCTTTGAGCTCTATATCCAGTTGCAAATTCTTCTTTTGTAGGCGTTCCACCTCCGTCTTTAATGGCGGATCGAGGTTGGGATTCTCTTTCATATAGGCGGATCCATCTGGTGTAAGCCAAGCGGCCACGACGCCATCCTCCGAGAAATGGGCTACGGCCATCTTCAGCTCTTGCAGACGATTTAGGTGTGCCTCCAGCACATCCTTATCAAACTGCTGTTCCAGCTCCTCTGGCTTTTTGTTCTTGGAGAGCGCTTGGAGCAATTGCTTCTCCGTTTCTGAAAACTCATATCGTTCCATTATTCTTTGATTTCATGTTTGTGTGACCGGGCGGCCGTGTAGGGTGAGATCTACGTGGTCGCCCGGCGTGTTTTTGTGGGGGACGTGTACCCGAAAGCGCCGTTTGTTGCCCCTATCGAGGCCGACGTGTACCCGAAACCAGTGAAACGCGCCTCGTTTGGGAGCAAAATCCTGTTTTTGACGTGAAATGAGGGTCGCCCGAGACCTAAATCCTGTTTTTGGCGCGAAATGACCCTCGCCGCGGGCTTAAATTCCATTTTTAGCCCAATCCGAGGCACATTTTAGACTCCAAATCAGTTTTTAGCCCAAAACGAGGGTCGCCGCAGGCTCAAATTCCGTTTTTGGTCTCGGGCGAGGGTCATTTCGAGACTCCCCGGGGTCACACGCCGGCCGGGGCGAGCTCAGCCGAATGGCGGCGGGGGGAATGGGCCTGCTTAGCCTCCAGCCCTTGAACCCCGGTCAGCCGGACGGCCTTTGCGCCCTTTTCGCGCGTGAGGCGCACCCAGTCCTCTTCATAACCCTTTTGCACGCGCATCCAAAAGTCAGCCGAGATGTCGGTCGCCCTTTCAAGCGCGGCAGCCACGGCGAGCGTAATGTCCTCCCGGCCTTCTACGATCCGCCGGACGGACACCTCGGGGATGCCGCCGAGGGCGGCCAGTTCGGCGGCCGCAACGCCCTTCTCCTCCATCCAATCTTTGACCAGTGCGCCCGGGTGCACGGCCACAGGCATAAGGAATTTCTTCTTCGCTTCCATATCGGTTTATTTATGATAGTCTACAATCTCTGTTATTGTTAGCGTGGGGGCGATGATCTCTTTGAGCACCATCTCCCCACTGGCACCGGGCACGAAGACAAGCCGGAGGCCGCCTTGCAGCCTGCAAGCCCATTGCCCCTTACGGCCTGCGGTGAGCGGGTGGAAGTGCCCGGCCTGCTTGGAGAGCTCTTCCAAGTCTTTGGCCTTTTCCATCTGCATAAGCCTTATAGCAAGTATGTCCGCACACCGCGCGCCGTACTTTTTTACGGCTCTCTCCGGCGAGGTGCAGAGCTTCTCTATCTGGCTGTTGGCAAAGAGGATTTCCATTCAAGGGGGAAGAGCTAATCTTCAGGTAATGACAATGCCTCTGTGTGATCTATTATCCTCGTTATGACAGATACAAATTCATTTATCCCGTCTGGTTGATCGTAGATCTCAACGTCTGCAGTCTGATCAAACTCGAACAGTATCGCCTTCCTATTTGCCTGATGTATGATTACTCCGTTTTTGTACAGGTTGTAGTATATGATTGCATCGATTTTTATCGCCTTTGTAACATTGCGTTGGGCTCCAATAAATAGTATTCGCTTATTTGTAAGGAACAGCCTCCCTATGTCTGTGGGTGAGAAATTGACAGCATCGCTTCCAACCACGTTATAGGATCCGGCTCTCAATACACCATAGGACCAGCGGACACCGGAGTAGGTGAGGTTTAGACGCGTGCGTTTCTCTTCATGCAGGGTCACTACATTGATCCGGTGATATATGATTTCATCATCCGGCAGATTAAGCCCATATCGCATTTTATCAACTTCCATCAAGGGCAAGTATCTCAACCCGTACCTGCGATCAACCGTATAAGCATAACTGTTGAAAAGATTAGAGTCTGCACTGCCTTTCAAAAACGGTTTCCGATCATCTATGAGTGCTGCGTCTTTACTATATGCAATATCTTTCGGCATACCACACGCTACGTATATATCGAGTATGCGTACGGAGCTATTATTTTGATATAGGCTTGCCGCCGTATTAATCCAATCCTGCGCCGTACCGTAAAAATACCCTTTAGACTCTTGCACCGATAGGGCCGATATGCACTTGTTGTAGATGGCGGAATCACTCAACAATGAGCCTTTAGCTAATTGAATTTCTTCTTCGTTCAGCTTCCGTGAGTTTGTTACGGCAATATTGTATCTCTCTATTATGGCCTTTTTCTCTTCATGGATCTTACCCGACCCGTCAGGATACCCTTTCGCATCCATATCAACATACCAATCTAATATTGGCATGAAGGCTTCTTTTTGAGATACAATCTCTCTCACATCTGTAGATGTTTCAATTGTTGAGAGGGCATACTCTAGCAACTTTCGTTTTACACGGTCTTGCACGATTGCAATCTCCCATTCATCCGGATTGTTTTTCCAATACTGTTTCTGCTCGTATTTCTTGCCACCAAACAGCTTTCCAAAGACTCCCATAATTAACCTCTATCGAAATCTATATCATCAATGTTGCCAGCAACGACCGTTACTATTTGTAGTCATACGGGAACATCTATGTCCCTTCTTTGTTCTTCCACTGCATTGCACCGAGGTCGTTCGTTGGGAACCGATATTCCTACTGCTATTGCTAACCTTATTGCTTTTACTATAGTCGCGACCAAATGTATTCTCTCTTTTTTCTTTAGTAGTTTGAAACTGTCTTGGTTTTGCTGAGACATTGATAGTTATACTATCTATCAATGAGGGATCGCCTTTTGATTTAACGTAAATGATAGCCGTACCTTCATTTTGTGCATAAACTCGTCCGCCCTCGTGAATTAATAACACGTATTTGTTCGAGGTTAACCACTCAAGATCAGATGGCAAATCTGTCCCTTCAGGAATACTCTTTACAGTAAGGTTACAATACCTTCCCACTGTTACATCTAAATTCCCTTCTCTGATACGGATCGATTCAACTTTATGCTTTTCGTATGGATCCGCGTACATCTTGCTGCATGCTGCGGCCACAAGCGCGATAAGCGCCAATAGTAAATACTTCTTCATCTTCTTACTTATATAAATAGTTCTATGTGTTCGTTTTGTCTCGTTGTATGCCTTAGCGCCGGTTACTGAATACGACCGTGTTGCCGATGGTCATAGCCACGTAGCCCAGCACGAGGGAGATGTGACGAATTGAAGCCACAGGAATGCTAAACGGCGGGTGCACAAGGCTGCCGTCTTCATACTTTTCCGTGTTGGTGCTTTCGGCTATGAGCACATCGGGGGTGCGTCCACGGCGCAGACGCTTCGTGACGCGGTACTCGTCTGTTTCGACTACGTAGTCACGCCCGGGAATGATGTAGGATGGATCGAAGATCTCCCTCAAGATAAGTATACAGCCGGATGGATATTCGTCCATGCTGTCTTCGTAGTGGCGTATGGCGGACGTGGCGCCGCGAAACCAATCGCCGGCGTCGATATACTCAGCCGTACTCCCGTAGTAGGTATCCACATCGGCATCGCCATTGAGGCGGCCGCCCATCGTCTGGACGCTATCGAAGAAAGGAATCAGGTTGCGGCCTTTGGGTGGGGTCTCATCAAAAGATGTATCAATGAGAGAGACGCTGTCGTCTACTCCCCGCCGAGCGTCGGTCATTTCTCCCTCGCCAGACATGATCCATGCGCGGGAGATGCCAAAGGCGCGAGAGATGCCGAAAAGCGTTGCGTCTGACGGGGTACCACCGGGAGCCATTTCAGCCGCAAAGGTGGCGGGCTTTACGTGGATCTTTTCGGCGAAGTCATCTGCCGTGAGGCCGTGATCCTGCATGACGCCCCGAATGCGTCGTTGCATAGGGCTTTCGCCACCGGACGCCGTCTCACTGTTGCGCAGCATCTCGCCTTCGCCGGTCTCAAGCCATTCTATATTCACAGAATAATCTTTCTCGAGCACCCTTTTGATAGAATCAGACACCTTTATTCCAGCCTTCTTTCTATAAACATCCGACAAGCTGCCTTGTTTTATGCCCAAAGCGCCTGCAAATGCAGCCTGATTCTTGAACCCAAGGACAGTCTGTAATTCCTTTAATCGCTCATTCTCGCACATAACTAAGTCGTTTTTAAGCATGAAACAGTCTTTAACCGTGACGAGCAAAGAATATTCTATCAAAATGCTTGCTGTTTATAGATCGATCTATATCTTTGCGCCATGATTTGATACAAAAGTAGAGAAATAAACAAGTAAAGAATATGGCAACGGTAATAATCAACAGCAAGGAAGACGCCGACATGGTAACGGCAGGCATGACAGAGGTAACAGTGGATGTGTTCTACGACGTGGTGGGGCCTTTGGATGTGATCTTTCAAGATGGGCGATACATACACACATCGCTTTTTGTAGAGCGCTACGGCGTTGAACCGGTAGGCGTTGTAAGGACTTACCCCGAAGAGTACGAGAGAGGCTTTTGGAAAAAGAGATACTTCCTAAGCAAGAGCTACCTCCCCGAGACCAAGAAAGGCAACCGCAAACGCAAAAGATGAAACCAACCCTGCAGGAGGGCGTGGAGAGGTGAAAGCCCCCACCCCTTCCACACGGCCGGGGCAAGAAATAGCAACACACAAACGGAAAACAGAAAGATGGAAAAGCATTTCAAGCTGACAGAGGAGACGATCGAGTGGCAGGTGCGCCTCATCACGGAACTGATCAGAGCGCGATTTGACAAAGAGTAAACACACAAAACGATATGGAGTACAGAGAAAAGTATTTGACACAAGCAGAGAAAGACGAGCGCGTTTACACCTACTTCCAAAAGAAGCTGGTTGAGGGGGCAAACGTCACCCGCGCCACGTATGATGCAATGACGGCCTTCGGATTCAGGACGCCTCAAACGATGTATAACATCCGTCGGCGCGTAGAGAGCCGTCGGGCTGCAGCCGATAGGAAGGCCGCAAAGGCGTAAGAAAGGAGGACACAGACGATGGCAACAACAACGAAAATCAACGGGCGGGCGGAGCGCCGACAGGCGGCGGCCGTGACCAAAGAGTGGTACAGCGAGCGCGAGGCGGCGATCTACACGGGCGTCTCGGTGGAGACGCTCAAACGGATGCGACAGGCAGGCGTGGTGCGCTACGGCGTGCGCCGCGATGGCCGCGGCATTACCTACAGGCGGGGCGACTTAGACCGGGTCATGGAGCGTGAGTTCATCTTCAACGAGGCCCTGCCGGTGGACCCGAACGCGGGTCTGATCACCCTGGGGCAAGGACGGAGGACACGGCTATGAAGACCTTCATCGACGAAGCGCGTTACCTCTTCTTGGAGTCCACGGGCTGGTCACGCCTCACGTGGCGCGACCGCTGGGTGGCGGTCTACTTCGCCCTCTCGCTCTGCGCCGTGTGCATCATCAAAGAGGCCCCCGTGTGGATCTGGATCGCCGTGGCCGTGAACTTCATGAACGCCGCGCGCATGGTACGCCGGATCGATCTGCCGGAGCTCTCCGACGGCGACGGCGAACCGGAATCCCCATCGAACGACAGCAAGCACGACAACAACGACCTCCCCGGCGCTCAGCCTCCCGCGGCAGCTTCGGCGGCGTAACACAACACACAACAGTAATTACACACTAAACACAATCAAGAAATGGAAACCGAGAAAGTAAACACAGGCGAAGCGGCGCCTGACAAAGATTTTTTAGACAGAGTAGACGAAATAGCAGATGAACTGCGAGACATGGCGCAGAAGGACCGTAAAAACAGGTTCGTTTTACTGATCGCTGGAGATGGGGACCTTACAACAAGACTCCTCCAAGGCCATGCAGGTCGTCTTACAAACATCTCGGGGCGGTCTTTGGCGGCAGATGAAGAGGGGCGCGAAGTCATGCTTGGAATCATTATTAGCTGGTTGGGATCGATAGACCAACGCTTCGCATTGGGTATTGCAAAAGCGCTCTATGAGAGTGTTAAACAGGCATCAAAAGAAGAGGCGTCCCGCCCGAAGGCAGAGGCGTAAAGACTAATCACCCACTAAACACGAATACAACAATGAAAAGGATAACGATTGAGGAGCTGCACCTGCGGAACTTCCGCGGTGCGCGAGGCGTCCGGGTCAGCTTCACGGCGGGGACGAACATCGTCAGCGGCGATAATGGCACGGGCAAGTCTACCCTGATGGACGCCTTCCTCTGGCTGCTTTTCGGCAAGGACGCGGAGGAGCGGAAGGACTGCGAAGTCAAACGCATCGAGGCCGGCGAGAGGCTCCGACAGACGGACGCCACGGTGGAATGCCGCCTCGACGTGGACGGCCAACAGAACACCCTGCGGCGCTCCCTCCGGGAGGTGTGGAGCAAGCCACGCGGTGCCACAGAGCCCGTCTTCAAAGGCAACGAGACGGAGTACACGATCAACGATGTGCCCAAAAAGATGAGCGAGTTCGACGCCTGGGTGGCGGAGCATCTGGCGCCCGCGGATGTCTTCCGTTTGCTCACCGACGCCGGCTGCTTCCCCCGCCTGAGGTGGGAGAAACAGCGCGAGAAGCTCTTTGAGCTGGCCGGCGGCGTGGACGAAGAGGCCGTGCGGGACGGTGTGGACGGCCTCGCGGATCTTCTCGCACGCCTCTCGGACAAGTCGCTCGAGGATTACAAGCGGGAGCTGGCCGCCCGCAAACGAAAGCTGCGGAAGGCGCTCGACGAGATCACGCCGCGCACCGATCAGACGCGCCTGATGATCCCCACCACCGACGCCCGCGACGTCTGGGAGCGCCGACTGGCCGAGGCCGACCAAAAGCTGGCCGAGCTGAACCGGGAGGCTGCCGACTTTGCCGCCCGGGAGCGTGCACGGGGCGCCGAGGCCCGTCGCCGGGTGGAGGAGGTCGAGGCACTCAAGACCCGCATGGCCCGCCGCACGGCCGAGCTACGGCGTGCCGCCACCACCGAGGCCGAACGGCTGAACGAGGGGCGCCGGCAGGTCGAGGCGCGTCTCCAAGACCTCCAAGCGGCGGAAGCCACCGCCACACGCAGGCTCAAGGACGCCACGGCGGAGGTGGACGAGCTGGCCCTACGGATCAGCCAGAAGGAAGAGGCCTGCGAGCGCCTGCGCACCACGTGGTATGCCGAGAGCGCCCGGCCTTACACGGGCGACAACGTCTGCCCGCACTGCCTGCAAGCGCTCCCCGAGGAGATGCAGCGAGACAATCGCCGGCGGTTCGAGGAGTCGAAAAACGAGCGCCTTAGCCAGATCCAAACCGACGGCCATCGGACGAAGGCGGAGATCACCCGGCTGGAGGAGGAGATGAAGACTGCCGAGGCGCGGGTGGACAAGGCCGCCGCCGAGGTCTTCGAGGCCGAAAAGCGTGCAGAGACGCTCCGGGAGGAGCTGGCCGAGATGCCCGCCGCGGTGGAGCCGGCTGCGGTGGATCCGATGGCGGATGAGGCCTACCGCGCCATGGCCGAAGAGCTGGCCGCGATGGAGGCTGATGCCCCGCAGACCTTGCCGGCGTCCGAACCGAATGGTGGCGAGGCCATCACCGCCCGACTGGCGGCCCTCAACCGTGAGCGCGACACGATCCGCCGCGGGCTCTCTGATTGCGACACGGCCGACAGCCTCCGCGCCGAGATCCGGCGCTTGGACGAAGAGGCGCGCACCCTGGCCCAGCAACTCTCCGACGTCGATCGCGACGAAGACACCATGCGCCGCTACACCCGCGCCCGCATCGAGGCCATGGAGCAGCGGGTGAACAGCCTCTTCCGCACGGTTCGCTTCCGCCTCTTTGAGTACACCAACGAGGGCGGCGAGGTGGACACCTGTGTGCCGCTCGTGGGCGCCGACGGTGTACCCTACCCGGTGGCCAACACGGCCGCGCAGGTCTGGGCGGGGCTGGAGATCATCCGCGTCTTGCAGCAGCATGCCGGCGTCTCGGCCCCCGTGTTCGTGGACGGCGCCGAGCGCGTGACCCACTTCCCGGAGATGGATCACCAAGCGATCCTGCTCCGCGTGGTAGAAGGCGTACGGCCGCTGCGGGTAGAATGCGCGGAGGAACAGAAAGAGGAGGAGAGAGCATGAAAACATTCAAGGAACTCACCCATGCATGGCTGGAAGACAAGAGGAAATACGTCAAGCCATCCACGGTGGGCACCTATGTGTTGCAGGTGAATAAACACGTTCTGCCGGCATTCGGAGACCACGAGTCCGTCTCAGAGAGCGACGTGCAGGCTTTCATCTTGGATAAGCTGCATAGCGGGATGAACATCAAAAGCGTCAGGGATATTGTGGTCACGATCAAATCCATCGTCTACTTCCGAGAGAAGCAACTGGGGCTCCCACACGTAGGCATGCGCCTCGTTTACCCCACGCGTGCCATGAAGCAGGATCGCGTAAGTACGCTCTCACGCCAGCAACAAAAGGTGATCACGGATTACGTCATAGCCAACTTCACGTTTCGCAACCTCGGTCTTCTTATCTGCCTCAACACCGGCCTGCGCATCGGCGAACTGTGTGCCCTACGATGGTCTGATATAGACGTTAAAGAAGGCGTGATTCGCGTGCAGCGTACCATCCAGCGCGTCCCTTCGGTGGGCAAAGATCTCCGCCTGAATGGAACAAAGCTGATGGAGTCCGACCCCAAGACGATCAACTCTGTCCGCGACATCCCCTTTGGCGGCAAGCTGGCGCAGCAGCTTCGAAAGCTCAATCAGATAGTCTGCCCGGACTACTATGTGCTCACCAACGAACCTAAGCCCACCGAGCCGCGCGTCTATCGCGCATATTACAACGCCCTGATCGAGCAGCTCGGCCTTCCTCACCTGAAGTTTCACGGGCTCCGCCACACGTTTGCCACGCGCTGCATTGAGGTGGGGTGCGACTATAAGACGGTCAGCGCCCTGCTCGGACACGCAGACATAAGCACCACGCTCAACCTCTACGTCCACCCGGATATGGATCAAAAGCGGCGGTGCGTCGAGAAGATGAATAAGGAACTGAGCTAATCAGCCCCGCCGCACCCATGACCACCCTCGAACTATCCCACGAGCTCAAGATGGCAAACGCCAACGTGGCCGACACGATCAATAAGGCCCTGGAGCGCTACAACGCGGGCCTGCCGGATCGGCGCGAGCACATCGTCTTGCATCGCACGGCCACGCCGTCCCACCTGCTTCGGGCCGTCTACGAGCTGCCCGACCCTGTGATGCGCATGCTCTACACCTACAAGGCCACGAGCGGACGGTTCTGGCGACGCATCTACGAGCTGCACCCCGAATGGGTGCCCGACGATCGCACACGGGCCGAACTGACGCCCGCCAGCATGCGCCTCGAACGCGAGGAGCTGCTCGAAGCCCGGCGCCGCCTTCACGGGGCCTATACTCCCCAGAGGCTCATCGAGGCCCGTCTGTACGGCTTCGAACGCGCCGCCCGGAAGCTCCGTTTTGCCGATGGGTACGCGCTCCGAGCGTGGCTCCGCGACCTGCGACTGCTCAGTCGCCGCTATACGCTTTGGGTGCTCCTCCCGCCCTACGACGCCCGAGGGTACACCCAGACGGTGACGATGGCCGCCGGCCGTAAGGGCGAGGAGAAGACCCCGATCGAGGTCACCGTCTGGACGGAGCGTGGCCTCCAGTTCCTCGCCCGACTCAAACGCAAACATCCACCCCAAAACGCCCCCGATTCCTATGGCACAAATCCCCTTCCAACACGGTGAGCAATACGTCTACACCAACGGTCCGATGGGCCCAGAGTACGTGACCTTCGTGTATCCCGGGATCAATCACTACAACTTCATGGACGCCGACGGCCGTACGATCCGGCTCAGCCATTCCGAGGCCGTGTCCTTTATCCAACCCATTCAATAAACCCCAAACAAAATGAACGTAACAGAGCAAATCACCCGTGGCACGATCGAGGTGCCCGCAGCCGGCGGCACTGTGACCGTCGAGATCAGTGTAGAACGCAATCCAGAAGGCACGCCTGTTGAACTCACGGCCAGCTTTCGGCGCACCGCCAAAGACAGCAGTACGCAGTATTTCGGCAGCGCACAGGCCGGGCCAGACGGATCCGTGGGCCTCTATTTGAGCGCTACCAGCACCCCGTTGCCCGACGGCCTAAAGGGTTCCCTGCTGGCCGCCGTGCTGAAAGAGGCCGCCGCCGTTTTCCAACCCGAGACGAAGGAAGCGGCCGAATGACCAACCACGGTGAGGGGCGGCTGGGCCGCATGTCCACCGCCCCCACCCAAACAGATAAACATCTCAACAAATAAACGGGCCTTCAGGCCCCAACACATACCCCCCCCCAACACACAAACAGAAATGGAAACCACCCACACCGCCCCGGCCATGCAGCCGCAGGGCACAGCAACGACAGAAGAGCGAGGCATCACCCGCTACACCGTGAACGGCGAAGAGATTGCCCTGAGCGAGAAGATCGTCACCGACTTCCTCACCCGCGGCAGCAACGTCCCCCGGGCAGACATTGTGCAATTCATCGCCATCTGCAAGTACAACCGCCTGAACCCCTTCTTGAATGAGGCCTACCTCGTGAAGTACGGCGACAAGCCAGCACAGATGATCGTCTCGAAAGAGGCGCTGCTGAAGCGTGCCGAAAGCTGCCCCGAGTTCGACGGGCTGCAGGCCGGCCTGATCGTCAAGCGCGGCAGCGACATCGTCGAGGAAGAGGGCGCACTGCTCCTCCCCGAGGATCAACTGCTCGGCGGCTGGGCACGCGTCTACAGGACGGATCGCAAGTACCCCTCCACGGCACGCGTATCGCTCACGGAGTATGACCGCAAACAGTCCACCTGGAACGCCATGCGCTCGACCATGATCCGCAAGACGGCCGTCGTGCAAGCCCTGCGCGAAGCCTTCCCCACGCAGCTCGGCGCCATGTACACCGCCGAAGAGCGCGGCATCCCCGAAGACGCCACCTACGAAGACGTCACTCAGCGCCTCGAGCGCGAAAAGGCCGCCGAGGCCAACCGCACCCCGCTCAGTATCGATAACGTACCACCCGCCACTGGCCCAGCCTCGCCGGCGCCCGTAGCCGCCCCGGGATTCTGATATGGAAACAATGGAAACGAACGACACGCTTCGCGCCGCATGGAACGAGACCTGCCTCCGGGCGGGCCTCCCCTCCATCAGCCGCGACACCTCGGCCCAGATCATGGCCGTGCTGCACGTGGAGAGCGGCTGCACCACGGCGGTAACACATTCGCCCAAGCTGCAGGCCGATCTGAAATACATCCAGCGGCGATTCGGCTTCGAGGGCGGCGCCACGCCAGACGCGGCATTTGTGCAAACCTTTCGCCGCTATGTCCGCGAGATCGAGGCGCACCAAAAGCTCAACCGTGGCAACACGTCGCTCTCGAAGGAGGAGCAGGCGTGGCCCACGTGGGCGCGCCGCCTCTACCGGGATTCGTACAACGTCAAACTCACACCGGTATTCGTATGACTTACGGCTACATCCGCGTAAGCAGCGACAAGCAGACGGTCGAGAACCAGCGCTTCGAGATTAAGAACTTCTGCAAACGGCAAAACATGAAGGTGGACGGCTGGATCGAGGAGACAATCAGTGGCACAAAGAACTACAGCAAGCGCCGTCTGGGCGTGCTCTTGAAGAAGGTTACGAAGGGCGACATGATCATCTGTAGCGAGCTCTCTCGCCTCGGGCGCAGCCTGTTTATGATCATGGACATACTGAATATCTGCATGAACAAGGAGTGCCAGGTGTGGACGATCAAAGACAATTACCGCCTCGGCGATGACATCAGCAGCAAGGTTTTGGCCTTCGCCTTTGGCCTCTCGGCCGAGATCGAGCGCAACCTGATCAGCCAACGCACCCGCGAAGCGCTGGCGCGTAAGAAGGCCGAAGGCGTGGTGCTCGGGAGGCCGAAGCATGTCCGCAACTCGCAGCTTAATCCGGTTTGCACACGGCGGCACAAGCACATCCTTGCTTTACTTGAAGAGGGTGAGAGCATTCCTCGAATCGCAGGCAGGATTGGTGTCGCTCGTGGCACACTCTATCGTTACCTCGCTTATACAGACATCCGTTATCCGGTGAAGAATACCACTTCGAGGTGGAGCCACGGCATCTATTAGGCGCACCTTATGCAAACCCTTCAACAAAACCCCTCAACGCTTATGCGCCTCACCATATTAGGAAGCAGCTCCGCCGCCAACGGCTACGTGTTGGATAACGGCCACGAGGCACTCGTGCTCGAATGTGGCTGCCCGCTTGCCGACCTCCAGCGCGCCGTCGACTTCGACCTCAAACGTGTAGCCGGTGTATTGCTCACCCATGAGCACGGCGACCACGCCCGGCACGTCCTGAAGTACATCAAGGCCGCCCTGCCGCTCTACGCCTCCGAGGGCACACTGATGAAGCTCCCCGAAGAGGTGCTCGCCTCGACGTTTTCGCACCCCGTGTGCCCGCCCAAGCCTTTCCGTGTAGGTAGGTTCCGGGTGCTCCCCTTCGATGTGAAGCACGACGCCGCCGAGCCGCTGGGCTTCATGGTGGCGCACCCCGAGACAGGCGCTTTGGTCTTCGCCACCGACACACGCTTCCTGCCCTACACGTTCGACGGCGTAAAGACATGGCTCCTTGAATGCAACTACGACACCGCCCTGCTGGCCGAGAACGCCCGGGCGGGCATTGTCTCCGAGGCGCAGCGCGTGCGCGTGATCGAAAGCCACATGAGCCTCGACACCTGCCGGGAGACGCTTCAGGCCAACGACCTCAGCGAGACGCGCCGCATCATCCTCATTCACCTCTCCGACCGCAACTCTGACGCGGCCCAATTCAAGAAAACAATCGCCCGCGCCACCGGCCGCGAGGTCATCACCGCCGACCGTGGGCAAACTATCGAACTCACTTAATCACAACACAAAAACAAATAGGAGAACAACATCATGGCATGGTATGAATGCAAAGTCACACACGACGTAATGATCGAAGACTGCGTGAAGACCCTCACGGAGCCCTACCTCGTCGAAGCGCTATCCGTCACGGAGGCTGCCACGCGAATCACCGCGGAGCTTGAAGGCGACGGCGACGGCACCATTGAGGGCGTCACCCGCAAGCGCTTTCAGGAAGTCTTTCTCGAGGAGGGCGAATGGGAGCACCCTTTCTATTTAACCAAAGTAGCCCTGACCACCCTCGATGAGAAATCAGGTACAGAGCGCGAACAGACCTTCTGCTACCTCATTGAGGCGGAGACCTTGAAGGACGCCATGCAGCGCCTCGAGGCGGAGTTTCGCGGCGGCGTCTCGGACTGGGAGCTGCTTTCGCTATCCAAGTCCCCCATCGTGGAAGTGATCACTAGGCTCAGGACAAGCCCCGACACCACCACCGAATAAATAACCAGTAGGGGCGAAAAGTCTTTTGTCCCTACCTCAAAAAAACCAATCAATAGATAAAGACATGGAAGTAGAAAGACATTTCAAACTGACAGAAGAGACCATAGCGCATTGCGGTCACACGCTGCATCGGATCATGGCCACACGTGACAGTCTGCACGCCAAGAAGGGCGATAAGGGCGGCTGGATAGAGACAGAAGGCAATCTCCAGGACGAGGCCTGGGTAAACGGTGAGGCGAAAGTGTGGGACGACGCGACCGTGGGAGGCCGCGCGTTAGTGAGTGGACGTGCCGAGGTGTACTACGACGCCCGGGTACACGGCAGTGCGTCAGTTTGCGACAGCGCCCGCGTGTATGGATACGCCAAGGTGTATGGCAGCGCCAGGGTGCGCGGTAGTGCCCATGTATACGGTAGCGCCGAGGTATACGGAAAGGCTTGTGTGTGCGACTCTGCCGCGGTGTATGGCAAAGCCAGGGTTTTTGGCATGGCCATGATCTACGGTAGCGCCCAAGTGTATGGCGATGCTGAGGTATATGATATGGCACGCGTGTACGACAAAGCTCAAGTGTACGATGAGGCAGAAGTGTACGGCTGTGCCCAGGTGCTTGGTTACGCGCAAGCATTCGGTAAGATTTGGTTGAACGGAACCCTCATCGTGTGCAGTTCTGACCCTGAAGGGAATGAAACGCCAGATCTTGAGAAAAGGGCCGAAAAGAAGGAGGGCGCAGCGGTCTAAGTTCAACTTAGGTCGTGGGATTTTTTCAATGGCAATTGCAGATAAACGGATCATGAATACTTTTGGGGCGTCCTACATATCACCTCGGAGCGGGTTAACCGCTACTGATTGCAGAGCGGATTTTTTGTATCCGTTCGGCGCCTCAATAGGGTGCAGTACCCCCTCGCGGATGCTTAATGGCACCGCTGCTCCGAGAGAGTGTAGGACAGAGGGAAAGGCTGTGCCCTTCTTTTGTTCACGGCCACTGAAAAGTTTATCTGTAATGTCCTACACAGAAAGAACTGCATTTGAGGTGAAGATAAGTAGCCACACGTGCACGCCAACGGAGCGAAACACCGTATCCCGCGCCGCGTTCCTGACCGAAAAGAACGCAAAGAACAAAGCCTACGCTTTTATTCTTCAACACGGACTGCTTGAAGACTTCAGGCAATTCATCAACAGCCTTCCCGACGGTACAGATCCGCACGGGCTGTGCGTTGACGCCCTTATCCGAATCTCAAACACATACGATCATGGAAAGAGCAACAGCAATGGATCGGCTCAGATTTGAGTCGATTACCACCACTGTAGATCGGCCAAAAAGTTGGCCGATCTACAATGGGCGCCGATTGAGCAAGGGAGTAAGCACTGTTTACACCCTTCGCAATACATCCAAAATTGGCGGCATTGATGGGCTGAGGGAAACAAACCTCACCTCAGGATGGCGGAATTTTCCGCCGACCTCGAAAGCACATAGCGCATCACTGAGCGGAGATTTCCGCTCAGCAACCAACGGGGGAAATTTCTCCCTCGTTGCCACAAAGGGTACAAGTGTGATTTGTATCCCTGCACAGAAAGTCTGCTCACCCAAAGGGGTTAACCATTCGTTAACCCCTGCGCAAATACACAGTACAGCACTGATATTGAGGCAATATAACGAATCGCTGTACTGCCCTTTCACGAAAAACAATCCAAACAAATAAGACTTATGAACGAATTAGTATTCATGGGCGGAAACGGCCAAGCCATGACAAACAGTCTACTCGTGGCTGAAAGGTTCGGAAAGCAACACAAGCACGTAATTCAAGCAATCAAGGACTTAGAGACATCGGCCGAAAATTCGGCCGATCTATTTGTGGAATCCGAGTATTCGGATTCATACGGCAGAACGCAGAAAATGTACCTGATGAACCGAGACGGTTTCTCTCTGCTTGTTATGGGATTCACAGGGAAGGAGGCTCTGAAATTCAAGATGGACTTTATCGCCGCCTTCAATAAGATGGAATCCTACCTCCGATCAGAGGATTACATCCTCGAGCGAGGTAGAGAGATTTTACAGAGACGTTTGCAAGCAGCGAACCAGCGCGTGCAGATGCTCGAGGGGCGTGTAGAGGTGCAGCAAGAGCACATCCGCGTGCTCGAGCCGAAAGCCGAATACACCGACGAGGTGCTTCAATCACCCAACACGTACACGTTTACGCAGATGGCCAAAGAGTTGGATTTCCGCACCGTTGCCCACCTCACAGCCTATCTGAAGAAGAAGGGCATCATCTTCCGCCAAAGCGGCCGCTGGATGACCACCGCCGACCATTCCGGCAAAGGCTACACCAAGACGCGCACCGTTGCCTTCGATCACAGCGACGGCCGCCCAGACACCACCGTCTACACCGTTTGGACGGAGCCCGGCCGCCTGTTCCTGCACCGCATCTGCAATGCCCATAAACTGGAGGCCGCCGTATGAGCCGCGCCGCATACGACCGCGCCCGCGCGGAGTACATCAAGAGCCACACGCGAGAAGAGCGGATACGCCTTGCATGGATAATGACTGCGTATGTAGCCGGATATATCGAAAGCATAGATCGCCCAGATCTATCCGAATCCTGGGATTTTGCTTATTCTATGAGAACGCTGAAAGAAGAGGGCGTAGATATAAGACAGGCAGAGGCCTTTTGTGAATCCATAAGAGCCGGAATAACATCGCCTGCATTGCAGAGTTATGCGCGCCACGCAGCTTTTGCGTTCTACGCCCTACTTGCTTATGTCGACAAAGAGGGAGAGCTGGATAGGAACGGACTTCTCAGAGAGGTAGAGAAATGGGACCTATCAAAGCACACGAGCGATCCTGGTTGCCTATTACGTCTTGCCTTCCGCGAGGCAGAGCACGCGCTGATCACTTTACCACGAACGACTATTTCTAAAAAGGAAACAGTCGCCGACACAACCCATTCTTCATAATCTATGAAGGATTAGGAAGGATTATGAATCATGTAGCCGGGGGTGAGTAAAGCCCCCGGCATATACCCTCACAATGGAATTACATATAACGCCAAAAGAGCAAATCCTTCGAGAGCTGGAGGTGATACAGGCGTGCGAAGAAGAAACCATCTCCGAGGAGGTCTCCAAGGTGATCGAGTACGGACAGACGCTCGCTCCGTATATATCGAGATCCGGAAAGCTCCTGGCCGACGCTAAGCATCACCTGAACACGCGCATGAAGGAGGACACGTTCGACGCCCTCCGAAAGACGGCCAAGCAAGGCGGAGCCACTGCGAAAGCGATAAACGCCATCGTGGATAGCCTCTGCGCCGAAGAGCGCTATTTGGTGGACTTCGCCGAACGCGTGAATCGTTGCGGCGTGCACCGTCTCGATTGGTGCCGCACGCTTATCAGTAAGGCCAAAGAGGACATGCGCCTCTCGGGCATGCAACCCACATAACACAAATAAATAGGAACGCGCGCACGCGTACAATTATATATACCCATAGCCATGTGCAAGAAAACTTACTTCAACCACGACAGCAACGCCCGCAACGACGAAAAGATCGTCGCCCTGCGCATCCGATACGGCGCCGAGGGATATGGCGTCTACTTCATGCTCATAGAGATGCTACAAGCGGCCCCGGGCTGCACGCTCGAGAAAGATTATAAGGCGCTGGCTTTCGATCTGCGCGTGAGTGCACGCCGGATCAAGTCTATCGTCGAAGATTTCGGCCTGTTCACTCCCACCGATGGCGGCAAGAAGTTCTACTCCGAGCGACTCGTGAGGTACGCCACGGAGGTGGATGAGAGTGAACGCCGCCGTTCGGAGGCTGCTCAGTATGCCGCTTCCATGCGTTGGGACGCTGAGAACGGTATGCGAATCGCATCCCAAACGCATGCGGATCGCATACCAAACACATGCGAATCGCATCCAAAAACTATGCGAATCGCATCCGAAAACCATGCGAATCGCATCGAAAAAGCATGCGAATCGCATAAAGCCGCCCCCGATGCAGAAATCAAAGAAGAAAACGAAAGAGAAAAAGAAACCTTTCCCCCTATAACCCCCTATAAAGAAAAAGAGAAAGCAAAAGAAGAAAGCATCTCTTTTATGGCGCGTGCGCGCGAAAACGAATCGGGGGCAGGGGATGCGGATAGCGATCTCGAAGCGTGGCTTACGCCCGTAGAGGCCGAAAGCGTCGAAGCGGATGCCCCCGGCAGGGCGGATCACAATGGGATGTCGACGGAAACCTTGCATGCTTCTTCCGAAACCTTGCAAGCTCGCCCGGAAACCTTGCATGCCGAAGAGGTGGAGGAGATCGAAACCGTGGAAGCCGAAGAGGTGCCGACACCAGCAGACAGCCGGCCCACTTCGCCAGCCCGCACACCGATGAAGCGCCCTACACTGGAAGAGGTGCAGGCCTACATCGCGGAGAAAGGCTACAGCGTGGACGCGGAATCATTCATCGCCTTCTACGAGTCGAACGGCTGGAAGGTGGGCAAGAACCCCATGAAAAGCTGGCGGGCTGCCCTCGTGACCTGGCAGAAACGAAACGCCAACGCCTCAACCGCCCCACAATTCAACCCACAAACACCAAACTTCAATGGAACGTATCAAACCCGAATGGATCGAGAGCGCGCTGAAAACGCAGAGCGAAAGCGACAGCTCGCCGAAATGGCTGCCAACGCCTGCGCCAAAGCCGACGCCCTTAATGCAGCGCGTTTCGGAAACCCGTAAGCGGTACGGCGATGCGCAGACTTTCCTGAAGCTGCTTAACCCCGCCGTGCAGCCGTTGGCCGTGCGCCACCCCGAGCGCGCCTATATGGGCACGGCTCCCACGCTGGCCGTCGTCCGAGCGGCCTACACGGAAGAGGTGGCCGAATTGTGGCTGATGGCGCAGGTCGAAAACATGAATGACTTCTGCGGGGTCAGCCGCAAGATGACCTTGCCGCAGATGCAGGAGCTGGCCCGCATGATGCTGGCCGAGGTGCCCTACCTGAAGACGTCCGAGCTGCATCTGTTTTTCCATCGCTTCAAGGCGGGGCATTACGGGGAGTTCTTCGGCGTGGTAGACCCTCAGCGGGTGATGTCCGGCCTGCAAGCCTACCTCTGCGACCGCCGCTCGGAGCTGGATCGCTATCAGCGCGAAAAGGTCGCCCGACAGCGTGACGCCGCCCGCGAGGCTTCCTCGGCCCGCGCCGTCACCTACGCCGAATACTGCCAACTGAAAGTTGCCGAAGCCGCCGACGCTATCAGTCGTCCGGCCGAAGCCCAAACCGCATAACCCACAACAAGCACACACGTCACAATGAGAAAGAAAATTTACATCAGCAATACCCTCAGAGGCTTGCCGAACAATATCCTCAAGCCACTCTATGCCAACATCACCAACAGATTGGCACAAAAGGGATACGATGTCAGCTACCCCGTTGGTGAGATGGGAGCCGCATTCTTGAAATACACAATCCCACCTGATTGCGATGGACTTTATCCGTTCAACGGCTGGGAGTGGTCGTATACAGGGCAGTCTGAAATGCAAGAAGCAAGAGAAAGAAGTCTGCTACTTTTTGACACGGATACTTTCGAGGAGATACCGCCCTTCAAAATATCCGGGAAGAGGGTCTTTATCAGCGGTGGAGTAGAGACTATGAACGATTCTTGGCAAACCGAGGGTTCAAGTCTGTATTTAAGGGAGTGGGGATTCGAGCCTGTGCATATCGGGCTATACGAATTGCCTTTTCCGCCGGAGGTTACCATACAGGAATACATGAAACTCCACATGGATATACTGCGAGGGTGCGACGGCGTTTTGCTGGTTACCGGATACGACCATTCGCCTATCTCACTGCGAGAGCAGAAAGTGGCACGAAAGGCTGGTATTCCGATCTACAAATCGAGAGAGGAGATTAAGCAGGTCGCTGAGCAATACTCCCGCGAATGGTACGACAAACATCCCATCTCCACCCCGAAATGATCATCTACATCAGCGGCCGGATCACCGGCCTACCTTACCCTTTCGCCGTCAAACATTTCGCCATTGCCGCCCGTCGACTCCGCGACCTCGGACACCACCCAGTGAACCCAATCTGCAACGGATTACCCAGGGACGCCACGTGGGCGGAGCATCTACGCGCCGATTTGGCCACCCTCAAAGCCTGTGACGGCATTTGCATGCTTCGCGGGTGGGAACGGTCACGCGGCGCACAGATCGAACGGCGTGCGGCCTTAAAACGCGGCATGCCCATCTACACCTTTTCGGAGGATTGCCAGCTGATCCCCCTCACAGACGCCCCCATACAAAAACCCCATAACCACAACCCACAGATGAAAGTGAAAATCGTCAACACATCGCGCCACCCGTTGCCCAGATACGCCACGCCGCTCTCGGCCGGGGGCGTCTGCGGACGCCAGCGAATCTGGCCGGGTACCAGGCAACCTTCCCTGCCTCGGCAGAGGCCTCCCGTAACGCTCGCACCCATGCAGCAGGCACTGATCCCCACCGGGATCCGCATCGAACTCCCAGCCGGCTATGAGGCGCAAGTCCGCCCACGCAGCGGGCTGGCCATCAAGTACGGCATCACCGTCCTGAACACACCCGGCACGATCGACGCCGATTACCGCGGAGAGATCCGCATCATCCTCGCCAACCTCTCCGACACGCCGTTCACGGTCTACGATGGCGACCGCATCGCGCAGCTCGTCGTGACGCGCTGTGAGCACGTGGAATGGCAACCCGTGGACGGCCTCGAAGAGACGGCGCGCGGCTGCGGCGGCTTTGGCCACACGGGCGTGTAAGCAAGTATCTATCAAACCCCGATAACCACCCTACGAATGGAATCCATCCAACCAAAAACGAAGCGCTGCTCACATTGCGGCGCCGTGAAACCCGTGAGCGAGTTTTACCGCAACACCAACAATGCGGACAACCTGCAGAACAGCTGCAAGGCCTGCTCCAAGGCCTCCAGCAAGGCTTATTATCGCCTTCGCATCGCCAAGGAACGCCGCCTCCGCGACAGCAAACGTCGGCTGAGAGACGCCCGTCAAACCTTCGAGGACGCGCTGGACGAAGCCTCGGCCGAACGCCTCGGCGTCGTCATGCAGCGCCCCGACGTGCCCCTCAACCCGGATCTGAAGGCCTTCACGCCCCGCCAGCTGATGCGGGAGCTCTACGCCCGCGGATACGAAGGCAGCCTGACCTATTCCGAGCAGGTTGTTCACCGCATAAACATAGCCGCCTGCAAGCGGTGAAGGCACCTCTGGGAAGCCGGGTTTCACGCCAAAAACGCGTTTGGAGCCCAAAACCCGCCGAGGATTGGGTCAAAAACAGGATTTAAGCCCAAAACCCGGCGGGAATTGCGCAAAAATGAGTTTTGAAGCCCGAAACCCGCCGAGGATTGTACCAAAAACTGATTTGAAGCCCAAAACTTGCCACGTTTTGCACCAAAAACTGTTTTTGAGTCCAAAATGACCCTCGGATTGGGCCAAAAACAGGATTTAAGCCCGCGGCGACCCTCATTTTGGGCTAAAAATTGATTTGGAACCCGCGGCGAGGGTCATTTCACGTCAAAAACAGGATTTAGGTCCGCGGCGACCCTCATTTCACCCCCAACGCATAAACATCTCAACAAATCAACAGGGGCTTCAGCCCCTCAACCCCCAACATCATTTATATGCTACAAATCGAAGTCATTGGCAACCTCGGAAAGGATGCCGAAGTGAAAGAATTTTCAGGAAAGAAGTACGTCTGCTTCAGCGTGGCGCACACCGAGAACGTGCGCGCACAGAAACCCGGTGAGCCCCCCACGCAACGCACCACGTGGCTGTCCATCTATTGGTACGGCGATGGAGGTTCGACCTTCCAGTACCTCAAAAAGGGCGCAAAGGTGTTCGTCCGCGGCACGATGCGCAACAACCTCTACACCGACCGAACAGGTCAGACGCGCGTAGACATCAACGTTAACGCCCGCGAAGTCTACCTCTGCGGCAGCGCCTCGCAGACACAGCCCGCGTCGCAGCCCACGCAGGCCGCTGCGCAACAGCCCACCGCACCCACGCAACCCCAGTCCCAACAAGCCGCCCCGGCCCCCATCGGAGGAGAAGACGATCTACCCTTCTAACCCCCACCCCGAATCAATGGAAACAAACAACGAAACGAAAGCCCCCAGCCGGCACGAAAGGATCACGGCGGAATACCGCGCGGCCGTGGCCAACCCCAACAACCAAATAGACGTGGTGCGGTTCTCCCGCGACGCGATGGAGGCCACCGTGACCTTTCGGATCCGGTTCGGGTACGGCGTTTTACCACCAAACGATGGAATGGAAGATGATTGATAAAATGAATACAGAAATGAAAGAGGAAAGCAAAAACAGTGAGTTCAGCACGAACGATAGAGAGATGAGTGTGATCCTTGAGACCGACAAGTTGAGGCGCATGGGATTCCATTACCCCGAGTTGGCTCTCAAGGTGATAGATTTTATAGATCATTACACTAGCCTTAATGGGATAGAAGGCCTCAAGGTGGAGAATGGTGAAACCGGCGAACGTAGCTGCGTTAATAGCTACTATGTAGAAACAACGGAGGTGTACAGGTGGGAAGTCCTACGTGTGTACCTAACAGCCCCGGATTTTCCTTTTTCTTTTGCTGATACAGGGGAAGATGTGGAAGATTACGATGCGGATTGTTTATGCTTTCTCAATCGTAGTCTTATACCAACAGCAAACGAAGACGATCAATTTGGAGTAATTTGGGATACTGACATAGAGAATATGCCTTTGGAGAAGGCTTTGGAAATTCATTTGAAGAAAGACAAAAGCCCGAAAAAGTCCGAGAAGGAAGCGCCGTCCCCTGAAAGCCACGACACGGAGGGCGAGCAAATCCAAATAAGAACAGAGGGGCGTTCTGATGTAATAGAGGTAAACACCGCCGCCGCGTGTGATGATACAGCGAAAGCCAAAGACAGCGAAAAGGAAGAAGCCACCGAAAAGAGGCCGAATAATTTGTGGACGCAGTCAATAAACGACATAGAGTTCACGCGAATAGAGTTTGATAAGGCCAAAGCAAAGCAATCCGAGAAATCGGAAGATCCGTGCGACCTGCAATGCGCCGTATCATTCTGCAAAGACATATTCGAGAAGAAGTGCGGCCTTTACGGTCTTTCCTTTAGTGAAATGCACCTCGAGACCTTAACAGACCAGCTCTTTATGAAAGCCACCATCTTAAAGAGGCGGCTAACAGACAGGGATAAGAGTCAGAGGTTGGGATTTGCATTCTTTGAAGGCATTCGCGATGAATTTGCGGCCGTAGTGAATTACGGCGTGATTGCATTGTGGCAAGGCGGGTTTGGCGTGCTGCATTCTTTAGTTCCAGAGGCTCCAATAAAATTCTACACGGATCAGATGAATGCAGCCCTCTCACTGATATGCGATAAAGGCGATGAATACGGCGAACTTTGGCGTGAACTACGAATAGGCACTTTGGCCGATATGATCTACACGAAGGTTCGGCGCCTGAAAGGCATCGAGGATCAGTATAGGTTTGGCAGTATGACAAAAGAAGGCTATCATAAGTTTGCCGGGGATCAGTATAGAGACCTGATCAATTACGGCCTCTTTGGTGTAGTACGTATGACTGAAATCGCAGACGTTATGGCTTTCGAAATGGAAGAGGACGAAACCGACGAAGAAGAAGGATATGAATAGCACACTAATTGCAGTAAGGCTTGCAGCTATTGCAATCACAGCAGCAATCAATTACGGATGCCTTATAGGCACATACAAGATAATGGTGCGAGATATGCGTATCGCACGCGAGGATATTCCGAAAATAGCATCGGTGTATATAATAGCCCTCTTATTAAGTGGAGGTTTTATCTTATTAGCCGTTGCTTTGATCCTTAAAGAAAGTGGAATTGTAGAGTGATGGAAGCGAAAGAAGAAAAGCGCCCCCGCCATATCATCGCCATCGACCCCGACGTGGATAAGTCGGGCGTGGCCTTCCTCCACCTCCCCTCCCGGGAACTGCATTGCGAGGCAAAGACGTTCCCCGAACTGATCGACGACCTACACGCCATCAAGCAGGCCACGGACGCCCTCGGAGAGCCCCTCATCGTTATCGTGGAGGCTGGATGGCTCAACCGCTCCAACTGGCACATACAGGCCGGAGACAGTCGCCGCAAGGCCGCCGCCATCGGTCGCTCCGCCGGGCGCAACCATGAAGTGGGCCGTAAGATTGTCGAGATGGCGCGCCACATGGGCATCGAGACCGTCGAGCAGCGCCCCTTGCAGAAGTGCTGGCGGGGCCCGGACGGCAAGATCACCGCCGCCGAGCTGGCCCAGTTCACGGGCTACACCCGGCGCACCTCGCAAGACATGCGCGACGCCGCCCTCCTGGCTTGGGTCTACGCCGGGCTGCCCATACGGCTGGGCACTTGACCGCACCGCGTGGGGCGTACTCCTTGACTTTACTCCTTGACTTTTTAGCGCGAGGGGGCTACCGTAAGAGTCAAGGAGTACACGCCCCCAACACCTCAACAAACCAACAGGGCCTCAGGCCCCAACACCTCAATCACCCCCTAATGACCATTACCTCCTACGAAATAGCCCAACAGACCGGCCTCACCCATACCGAGGTCGAACACATCATCACCCGCTTCGACGCCCGCCGGATAGCCGCCGGCGGACGGCCCCTCGAGCAACGCCAAACGAAAGGCCGGCGCAACGGCCGTCCGATGACGGTCAGCGTGCTCACCGATGCCGACATGCGCTTCCTCTCCACCTGCACCCATAGCCGGCTCTGGGTGCGCCTTTACGCCGATCATCCGGAATGGCGCCCCGAGACCCTCTCGCCGGCCGACATGAAGGAACGCCGGGCCAAGGCACGCGCCAAGACGGCCTCACGGGAGAAGGCCTACAGACGCGTCCTGGCACAGTCGCGCGCCGAGACACGCGCCGCCCGCATAGCCCGCGAAAAGGCCGAACGAGAGGCTGAGCGCACCCGCCGCCAAGCCGAACGAGAGGCGGAAAAGCGCACCCCCGAATGGCAGGCGCGAGAGGCCGAACGGCGGCGTATCGCCCTGCGCAACCTCGAGCTGTCGAACGAGCGACGCCGCCGTGAGAAACGCGAATGTGAGGCCGCCCGTGCCCGTGCCCGAAAGGAGTCCGAGCTGGAGGCCGCCGGACTCTACACGAACGGCATGGCTGCCCGGCGGTTGGGGTTCGCTGATTCGTGCGCCCTGACCAGCCGCCTGCGTGAGCTACGCGTAATCACCCGCCGCTATACCGACTGGGCGCTACTCCCCCCGCATGAAGGCCACGGATACACGGAGACCGTCACCGTGATGATCGGCCGAGAGCGCGACACGCCGTTCCAGACCATGGCGTGGACAAAGGCGGGGCTGCGCTTCCTCAGCCGCCTGCTGGCTGATCCCCCGGCCGTCTAAAGGCAAGGAAGCCGGGCGTCAGGCAGGTGTTGTCATCCCGCGCTGTACGTCCGGCTTCCCTCTTTTCGGCCCATCTACGCCCGTCCCTGCGCCCGGAGGGGATCGGAGGCGGATTGCCGCATCAGGCGGTCGTGGATGGCCTTCAGGTAGCGCGTGTTTTCGGCCGTCTCCGCCGTGTGGCGGTCGATACCGGCCAGATGGAAGAGGATGCGCGTGATCTGCGCAGCCGTCTCTTTCTGCACCATACGCATGGCGTTGAGTTGCCCGCCTATCAGCGACGCCGTCTGCTCCGTGACGCCCTTCACGGCGCCCGTGAGGGTCTTGTTGTCATCGGGGGCTACCTTGAAGAGCTTCTCGAATGTCTTTAGCTTCTCGGAGTAATTCTTTGCCACGCCCTCGAGCTGTGATTTGGTCGCCTCGATCATCTCATCCGTCGGGGTGCCGCCCTTATCCATGAAGGAGGCCAACCCGTCCAGCACGCCGCTGACCTGCTTCTCGAGGTAGCGCTTCTTGAGCATGTTCTTGACCATGTTTTGCATCATGCTGTCGACCGTCTTCTCGAAAGCCTTGGCCGAGTCTTCGCCCTTCCCGAAGGCCTCCACGAGGGCGTCGCCCAGCTCATCGGCAAAGCTCTTTGCGTCGGTCTGAAGCAGGTCTTCCTTCATATTGTCGAGTGTGTCCTGAATCTCTCGCTCGGCCTGCTTGTATTGCTCCTTGTACTCCTCGATCTTCTTGTCGTCGCGCTTCTTGCGGCTCTTCGACTCCTCCAGCTCCCACATCTTTTTGAGGTGCTGTTGCTGCTGCTTCAGGTTTTCGATGGCCTCCTTCTGCTTGGTGTAAGTATCCGTGCCGAGCGCCTTCGAGATGGCGTGTTGCAGGCCGTTATAGGCGTTCTTCAGCCTGTCCACGGCCTCGTTGTGCCGCTTGATCTCCTGCTCGATCTTCTTATTCTTGCTGCTAATGATCGAGCCGATGACGTTTACCACGGCTTGCACCACGGCCAGCGCGGCCTGAATGATAGTCAGGATGATGCTCGCCTTTTCAGCCGTGGCGATAGCGGCGGCAACAGACACAGCCATCACGGCCACCGTCTGCAGCGAGCTGATGGCCGTCTCCCCTACCTCTCCGATGGCTTCCTTGAGGAAGGCGGCAGAGTCGACGGCGTCCTTTACAAACTGGAAACTCTTTTCGGTAGCCTTGCCCAGCTTCTTCCAGTTGCGTTTGATCTTTTCGGCCGATTCCGCCGAATCGTCGCCCGCAGAATTGAAGATCTCCCGGAGCGCCTCGCCCATCTGCTTGAAGGGGTTGTCCTTTGTTAGCACGTCGCGCGCCTCGTTGAGCTTTTCGCGGATCTTAGCCAGGTCGACGGGGTCGAAGATGCCGGACAGCTCCTTGAATCGGCTCTCGATCTGCTGGATCAGCACCTCGATTTGCGATGTAGCCATCTCGTCGAGGTTGCCGAACAGCTGCGCCCACATGTCCGAGCCGGTCAGCTCCTTGCTCGCCAGATCGGAGAGGGCTTTGGCGGCCAGCTTATCAAGCGAGGCCGCCAGCTCTTCATTGCCATGCTCCAGCGCGCGTCTGCGGCGCTCGTCATACTCATCAATGATGGCCTGTTTTCGTTGCTCGAAAGAGCCGTAATCCTTCAGCATACGGGCATACTCATCGTCGCCGCCCGTCTTCTTATCCTTTTCGTATTTCTCTGTGCGGATCTGTTTGGCGCGGTCGATCTGTTCACGCTCCGCCTCGGTGGTGGCGGCCAGACGGCGGCGATCGAGCAGGGCGATGTCGTCGCTGTACTTCAGGTCGAGGGCGATCTTTCGATCGTAGTAGGAGATGTAGGATTGCAGCAGTGCCTCTTCCTGCCGACGCGCCTCTTTTGTGGCGTCGTACTGTTTATCGTCGAGGAACTTCAGCTTTTCCTTGCCTAGGTCTGACTTATCGTCTTTCAGCTCCTGGCGGCGGTTTTCGATGGTCTTCAAGACGTCGAGGATGGTGCGCGCACGGTCGAGCTCACTGGTGATGTCCGTCTTGAACGCCTCCAGCGCCTCTCGCTCAGCATTCTCTTTGTCTTTGTCCCCATTGCCACGGCCTTTGCCGCCGCCTCCACCCCTACCAGATGGGGAGATCAGCCCTTGCAGACGGGTGAGCTCCTTCTGCGCCGCCGTCCATTCCTTCGAGCCGGGCACCATGTCTTTCAGCTTATCTTGAATGACGGATATAGACTTCTCAATGGCGCCCACGGTGCCTTTTCGATATTGCTCCACGCCGCGGATCCCTGCGTTTGTGAGCAGCACGAGAGAAAGGGTCTGTTGATTCATCACCTTCAACCCCTCCGTTTGTATGGATTTTCTCAGGTCTTCGCTTTCCTTTATTAGGCGTTTCTTTTCCCTATTTTCTTTGGTCACATACGTGCCGCCACTCACCTGACTGCCACCAACAAATCCAGTAACTTTGTCTGGCATAGACGAGATCTTCTCCTCATTCTCGAGGAGCTTTCTCGTTTCTGCTTCGATCTTTGCCCTGGATGCAGAAGCTCTTGCTTTGGCCATCTCGGACGCCACGAAGGCCTGCGTGTTATTGATAAGTAGATTCTCGGCATCGCGCACCGACGTTACGGATACGCCCAGCTCTTTGAAGGCGTCTCGATTGTCATCGATAAAGCGCTTTTTTGCCTCCATGTCGCTACCCAAGGCAAGGTAAGACTGACGGAGGGCATTAACGGCGGAAATAGACTTTGCAGCACCGTCAGCAATGGCCTTGTAAAGCTCTTCTTGTGCGCGCCGAGCATCTTGTGCCTTCTGCCAGAGGTTGGAAAAGATGGCCACAAGTCCAGTAAGCACTGCCAGCGCCCATCCTACGCCGGGGATAGACTTAATAGCCAGCCCCACGGCTCGGAAAGAGGCCGCCAGCGTCCAGTTGGCAGCCGCACTCGCTCCTGCCGTAGCCGCCTGCGTGGTGTTAGCCGCTGAATCGGCCGCTTTTGCCGTCACATTCTCTGTCGTAGCAACAGCCTCAGCCTCATGGGCAGCTGTGTTTGCAGCCGCGGCCACGGCCTCGGCCTTCCTTACGGCGGTTGCTTTTTCGGTGATCTCCGCCCACCACTTCTTGAGCTTGTTTAGCGTGACGAGCTGGAAGGCGCTGTCTTTGTTGAGCGTCTGCGCCACTTGCTGCGTGCCGATGGCGATGGCCATAGCCGCCTGCACCTTGGCCATGACGCGTTGCAGCTGGTCGTTCTCCCCCGCAAAGAGGGACATCGCGCCCGTGGCGGCCGAAAGCGCACCGCCCAACCCGGAGACGCCCGCGATGATGCCCTGAAAGCCCGCCTCGTCATTTGATAGGATCTGTCCCTGCTTCTTGATATCACCTTGAATATCTTTCAAACGCCCAAGCTCTTCGGCCAGCGCTCGGTAAGCCGCCGATTGCTGGTCGATGCCATGATCGGCAAGTTTATACATCTCTGCCTCCAGTTCATTAACGCGCTTGCGCAGCGTATTATGGGCGGCGGCATTCTTTTCCACCTGCTCTTGATGTTGCTTCAGCTTGGCCTCCGCCTCTGTGAGCGTTTGGGCTTCTTTGCGCAGCTCTTCGACAAGCGCCTGATGGGCTTTGACTTCCTCCCGGATGGCCACCTGACGCTCCGTGAGCCGGCCGCCCCGCTCGAGGCTCTTGGAGGCAAAGATGTTGGTGCGTCCAATGGCCTCGTATTCCTTTCTGAGCTCCCCGATATGATACAGGTGCTGATCAATCGTATTGTCAACCTTATTGAACCGCTGCTTGATCTCCGCCGCCATCTGCGAGAAGCTGGCATCCATCGCCGCACCGCCCTTGACGGTGGCGTCCGAGAGGCCGTTGATGCGCCGAATGGTTTCATCGATTGCTCCGAGGAGCTTCCTGTTGTCGAGCGACGCCTCGAAGTGCATCGCTCCGTCTGTGGTTTCTGCCATGAGCTTTCTTTGGTTTGTTAGTTGGTTTGAGGGGGCACGCGGGGCGTCACCCCATTGCATTGATGCGGCGGATCACCTCGTCCACATTGTCGCCCGTGAGGGTGATGTCTCCATCCGGGTCGCTCGGACGACTGTCGCTATAATCGTAGTCGGGCTGATCGATCATCATACGCTGCACCATAGGCCACGCGATGCCCTCGTGTAGGTAGTGCCATGTCCAGCCGAAATGGGCACAGATGGCGCCCCGTCGGCCGTGCGGGCTTTTCAGTCCGCGCTGTCTGCCTCTATCCGAGTCGGCACGGTCGTCCGGGCGGCGGACATCAATCGAATAGAGTGAATAAAATCCCCCAAGTTGCACATGGCGTTGATTGTCATGGTCAGCCGGAAGAGTTCGGAGGGTTTGATGGTGTGGAAAAAGAGGTTGGTCAGATCGTCCAGCGCGCGCCGGTCTTCCTCATAGTGCACCGCGCCACCCTTGCCAGGCGTGGTCTTCAGAATGTTTGAACCGAGCACAGCCAGCGCCACAATGCGTGCCATACGCCGGGCATGCCGGGCCGCCATCGTGCGTGCCTCTTCGATGGCCTCTGTACCCTTCAGGCGCTCTTCATCGATAGCCAGCTCGATCCATTCGGCCGAGAGGCGGTCGAGGGTGCCCAGCGTAGGCTCTGAGATGCGATATTTCTGCCGCGCCTTTACCGTGCGCCGTCTGCGCGGCAATAGGCAGCCCCAAAGGCCTCGCCGGGGGATGAGCTCCGTGTGGTATCCCTCCACTTCAAACTCCCAGCCGCGGTTGATGAGCGCGTTCAGCTCCGAGCGCTCCTGTTCCAGTTTCTCTACGATCTTTTCATCCATAATGCGTTTCTATTTCATAGCGGGTAAACAAAAAGCCCCCAGTGGAGGCGCCTACATCGACGCGCTCACCGAGGGCTTTCACACTAAACATGACACGAAAAAAAGCAGTCGCTTTGTTTTTCTCTGTCTCTTCTTTCTTAGTCCTTCTTCTTGGCCCGGATCGCTCCGCCAGCGTCGACGGCAAGCGGCGTGACGGTAAAGTCAACGAGGAAGATACCCTTCGAAGACATGTCCGAATTGATCACCGCCTCGACGGACGCATTCGGGATTTGGAAGATCATACCCTGCTCAGGGATGATCTCGAGCGCCACGTTCGCCGTTAGCTCGTTGCCGTTAAACTCCCACGTGCCGGAGTTCACCGTACCGCCGACGTACTTGGCCAGCATATCCGGATCGGCGTCGCACAATTGAAATGTGCTCTTCGGGATCTTCTTTGTGCGCTTGCTGTACACCGGAGCCGCGTGCCCTTCCTCGTGGTGCTCCGTCACCTCCGAGGCCTCTTGGTTGATCTTACAAGAGTCTTTGTAGACCTTGCCGATTTTGGTCATCGTCGTAGGCATTACGCCATTGGGAGCAGCCGCTCCCACTTTGATCTCGGCCAGTCCGACAGTGATTAAACCCATAGCTTTTTGTTTTTGTGTTGATTGATAGTTTCTTCTTTTTGATGGTGCGTCAGCCTTGGATGTTCCAGCTGACTCGGATGTTCGTGAAATGCTGCCTGACCCCATCGGCCGGCAGCACGGTCTGCGCCTCTACGATGATCGCCAACCCCGTGACGTGCGCCTCGCGCAGCGCTTGGACGGCTATATCGGTGAGCATCTTCAGACGCACCCGGTCGGCCACGAACTGCTCTTTGGCTCCGATGCGTACGGCCTTATCGGAGACGTAGACGTTCACGTTCGATACGCCTTGCTGCGGGTGATACTCCTGCGTCAGCGTGATGGTGTTGATCACCACGTCTTCGGCCATCGAGTCGGCCGGACGGTCATCACCTACGTAGATGCCACCGCTCAGCGCCGCTTTCAAGGGCGAGCGAGAGAGTATGCCATACAGGATGGCGTCCGTGTCAAACGATGTCTTCAGATCCATAGCCGCGCATGCAATTGTCCTGCATCAAACTTCAAGACCTCACCCCGGATACGCACTTCGGAGCCGGCGGCATCATTGGTTATAACCACGTGCGTGCCATCGGCCACCCGCTGCGTGCCGCGCGGCAACTGAATGAGCGACGTAAAGCGACGATAGACGCCGCCCGCCGTCTCTATCTCCTGCCCGCGGCCGTCGGTCTCTTCGCGGCAGGGCCCATGCAGGCGGAGGGCATTCGGGGTCACGACCCAGTTGCCGCTTTCATCCTGCTGGGATTCGCCGCTTTCGGTGACGAACAAGTAGTGAGGGTATTGTTTGACGCGAATCATCTTTTCATGTGGGAGACGCTTACCAGAGGTTTGAACGATCGCGCACCCGTGGACGCGTCGAAAGCACGTCGGGCGCTCCCAGCTCGTTGCACAGGGCGCGATAGAACAGTTTCACAGCTTCCATATTCCACGATATGGAATACCCGCCCTCGGTTACATTCATCATCGTGGCCTGCAATACAACCGACATACGATTATATACGGCGCGATCGCAGGCCGACACATCGACCGGCGCATCCGCATCGATGCCGCCCTTGACAAGGATCAGCTCGACGTCATTGTCCGTCAGTTCCAAGTGGCTCAGCGACCGGGTCAGGTATTCCTTATTCGTCATCACTTCCCGCGGATCGATTAGTTCTTATCCCACGCCGTGGCGTTCGTCTGCATCAGCAGCGAGCGGCGAGCCAAGTTCCACGCAGGGAAGGCGTTGGCAATGCCCTCCGTGACCTCCCTCACGGGCGACTCTTCGGAGTACTTCTTAATCAGCGTATGTCCGTGCATCGCCTTCAGCGCCACGCTGCCCGGCATATCCCTCGCGTCAATGGGGCGCTTCCAGAACGTGTTCCCCAGCACTTTCGATTCGGAGAACAGGATCACGTCATCCTCGAACGGATTGCCCGTCGTGCGCGTGCCATCCGCCCGCTCGATCGTGATATCCTGATCGATCACCACGATCTGCAAGCCCTTGTATTTCTCCTTCTGCTTCGACAGGAAAGCGTTCACCGTAGCCGCGTCGGGTGCGTCTTTGATGTCCGTCAGGCTCTGCACAAGCGTCGAGGTGCGTTTGATCGTCTCCTCCTGTGTGGCCAGCTTCGTGAACGTGTCCACGTTCATAAAGGCGTACTTATACGTCACGCCCATCTTCTTGCCGATGGCCAAAGCCTTGGGGAAGTCGTTCGTGAACGGGGTGCCATTCGTAGCGCCAGCATACGAAGTAGCTACACCGATCTTCTGCGCCGACGGGATCTGATAATCCGCATCGAACTCCGAGACGACAGCGGCGTTATTCATGCCGTTCAGGCTTACCTTGCCCAGCGAGATTTCACGCAGGGCTGTCCACTCCAAGCGGGCGGCAACAGCGTTCCAGCAGAACTTCGTATCCTCCGCCCAGAACTCGACGATCTCTGTTAGATCCGAACTGTTTCCAGCCATCGCCAACAGCACGTCATACTCCGTCAGCTCGTCTTCCAGTTTCTCACGCGCTACGCCGATTTTGGGCATGTTGCCATGAAAGCGTTCGATGGCTTCGCGCGTCTTCTTCTGGATCGTCGCCCCGCGGGCTACGATGTCGGCAGCAATCTTCAGCCCGGCCTGCGCCTCAAGCGCCTTCCAGGTCAGGAGGTTTGTCTCCTTCAGCGGAAAGAGGGTCGGGTAGTAGTAAGGTTTCAGGTCGTACGTCCGGATCACGGCTTGCATGTCCTTCTCGTTCAGACCTTCCATGAGTGTCTTTTGCATCTTAGTTTCCTTCTTGCTTTAAGCGTTATACATACGTTACGCACCGCAGCGCGTCTTTGATCTTGTCCGTCACGGCTGGGGCGTTTTCCTCACGAATTACGGCGTGCACCCACGCATTTTCGTAGAGGTTGTTGCCAGCCTTTACGTCCAAGTTATCCCCAGCGATGGCCACAGGGACAACCTTCAGTGTCTTGTTCGCACCGGCGGATTCAAAGGCGCACGTGCCAGCCTTCACCTCCACGCCCAGCGTGGCACTGAGGGTGATCACGTCCTTTTCCTCTCTCGAGCGATCGATGCTCGCAATCGTCTGACCATTGGCGCCATCCGTAGCAAAGCGGTCGCCCACGTTGAAGTGGCTCCCTTTGTTCACGTCGTACGTCGTAGACGTAGCATTAGCCGTATTCAGCACACGTGCCGTCTTGCACACCACGTACATTCCATTCGTGCCACGCCCCAGCGGGGTACCCTCTACCACAGCGCCGCCTCCCAGCCCGGCCACGGATACCGTGACACCCCCCGGGATGTCGGCCACGCGGTGCAGGATACACTTCACCACGCGGCGGTCTTTCATTCCTTCAATAGTTACCATTTTCGCTTTTTCTGTTTTTCGTTTGCCTACAATTCTTTGCCTCCGAGCGACGCGTCGCTGCCCTTCGTTTGCGCATTGATGTAGCGAGCTACGCTGGCTGTCACCCCGGATTCATCCTTCTGCGAGAACATCGGCCGACCCATTCCGGCCAGTTTGGCGTCTGCCATGCGTTTGTTGGCGTCTGCCACATCCGTCTCCGTGTCCGTCAAGTATTCGTTGAAAGCCTCCTCCGTGTCGAACGTCATGCGGCCGAAATCCTTCAGCGCTTTGGCGCGAAAGCTCTCATCCTTGCATGCGTTCAATCGGTCGGTGAGCGCCTGAAGCCTCGACTGATTCACGTTTCCACGCTCGTACCGTTCCAGCTGCTCCTTGAGCGGCCTCACGGCATTGGCGACAGCGTTAGCAACGACCGCTTGGAGATCCGTCTCAGCGTTTGGTCTCTTACCTTCCTTCGATGAGGGTTCGGTCTTTGGCTTCGCCTCATCAGCGTAGGGCTCGGACTGCTTTTCCACAAAGTCGAATTTGCGCCGGAGATTCTCTTCAAACGTGCGTGTGCCGTCGGATACTTCCTTATCCACATCCGAGCGAAAGTCTCGTACAAAAGCGTCCACCCCGTCCCGGGTCAGGCGCTCCACCGCGGCCTTCGCCTCATCCTCGGTCTCCGTCTGTAACGCCATCAAGCGCGCCAGCATATTCAGACCGTCCTTCCGCACGCCTGGGAACTTTGCCACCAGTAGTGCGAGAATCATCTTCATCTTATCCATGTTGAAATCTGTTGGTTGTTTTGTTTCGGTGGCAAAAGTAGATGGGGCACTTCGTCGCGACCTGCGACTTTCTGCCCAAAAAAGATCTCGATCAGAGCGTTACCGCCACTTTGCAGCCTAAAACAGTTCGCCGCCCATGTTGGTCGAGGAGTTACGGAGCCGTTCGGGATGACTCCGGGCGGCTCTTACTTTCTTTATTTGCGCGCAGAGTGATCGAAGCGGCTTTCGGATGTTCTCAGATGCTCTTTTTCAGGCGATTTCTTATTTGCAGACTAAATCATTTTCACAGCATAAGGGTGCTTGCATGGCGCTTCAATCCATCATTTGCACATCGAATCTTATTTGCAGACTAACTCCCGGGCTATCATTCCGAGGGAGTCCTCGAGATGATGTGCCCCAACCCGTGACGGATTGTCACGAGTTGAAGTAGATCCGCTCCTTAAACGCATAATTTCCAGCAAGTTTCACAAGGTGAGGTTGAAAAAGATAGCAATGTGCAAAAATTGCACATTGCCTCAGGGAACTCGTTTCGCCATTATATCCAATGCAGGCGCACCGCTATTAAGGCCAAACAAACCGCGGCGGCGATCAGATCGAGCATGATAATCAAGACGAATTTCCAGTCCACCGCGCTCTCTCGCTGCCGGTGATCCTTGCAGGGGGAACGATCGCCGTGCAAATAGAGCCTGCCATTGGTGCTCAGCTTTGCGGCGACGACGTCCCCGCCTTCCTCTTCATGGCATACAGCGAGCCCCTCGTATTTGAGGGCTAAGGCTCCGAGCGAAAACTCTTCCCGATCCATGCCTGCCGGGCACTCCGTTACGCCCTCGGCCAGTAATCGAAGCACGCGTTTTGCCCGCTTGGATAATCTAATTCGTTTCATTTCCATGTGTGATTTTGATTGATTACTTGCAGCAAAGGTCTGCCGGACGGCTCGTGGGCGTCATTGACCGAAGACTGTGGAAGATGACTATCTTTGCAATGTCAACGCACCGATACAGTCGGGTCGTTGGTAGGTGGATGTCCGGCTTCGGCCGCACTTCTACCCCCACGCTGGGGGGCGGTCTTACGATTCGCTCCCCTTCTGTTTTTCTTACAGCTCGTGTACGATCTCGTCTTCTTTGGTGTAATAGAACACGCGCCCACCCTTTTTCTTCGCCTTTAACAGCTCAGAGTATATGTCTCGTGTCATTGCATCTATCTCGAACAGGACTATATCTGCACCCTGCTTTTGGAAGGCCTTCTTAGCATATTTCACAATGTTATTCGAGCTGCTGGTGCTTTTGAAGTCTCCTTTTATACCATTGATCAATACATCTGGAGCGGAATCCCGATCAGCCTCTCCCAGCATTTCCACACGATAGCCGTTTTGGGCGTAGACTTTAGCCATACGGAGTTCTTTGTTGAGCTTCCTTTCTTCATTCTCACTTGTCTCCCCGTGAGCTATACGTGAGGCGTGTGCCACGACATACCCACCCGTATCGTGATCAAAAAGGATTCGCTCCACGTCATCGCCGTACGCATTGTATTCCTTACGGCTATTCCAGCGGCGCCGGATGTCCGACTGTTCCTCCTTCGTCTTTTCACGTTTGCGTGAAGACTTTCGCGGATCCTCGAAGTCCAAGAAGCCCGGCGGCACCTCCACCGGCCGCGGTTTTGGGCGCCCGTATTCGCCTACGATGTAGGCCGGATTGTCCGTGATGAAGCGCGGCACGGTGCGCCAACCACGGGCGCGCTCACGGTTCTTCTCGACCCAGTCCGTGAACACCTGCGGCACCTCTTCCACCGCCCGCGGAGACCACGAGGCGCGCTCTTTGGCGTCTCCCTTGAAGATGCGGCGATAGAGTTCTTTCCTGTCTGACGGGCGGGCTATGATGGGCAACATCTCGCAGCGGCAATGCGGATGCCAGCCACGGAATCGGAAGGCCTTTGGGTACACGCCTTGCAACTCGTCGCACATGTCATGGAAGGGGCACGGCTTACCGTCTCGCAGCGTCGTGTGGTTGTTGCTCAGGCGGATCTCCCAGCCCACAATGAGCGGGTTTGTCTGTGCCGACTGCCACGCCGCCTCGCATTGCGCCGCCTTCAGCTCCGTACGTGCCATTCGGAGCGCGTTTTTGTAGGAAGAGCGATACACACCCTGTCCCGGATGGTATGCCTTGGCCGCTGCGCTCAGCTCCAGTGCGCCCGTCTCTTTGTTTCTCACCCGCCGGAAGAGCTTATTCGGCTCGATAAGGAAGCGGCGCAGATCCTTCGCAATCTCCGTCCCACGGCGACCCTCTTTGATGGCGTTTTGAAGGATCACCTCAATCTCTTTTTTTGCATTCCCCGCCAGATTCCACACGCGGCCGGAAAGATTCAGCCCGTCACGCTGCTTTTCGCGCACAAAGGCATCGGCAGACGCCAGCCGACTGCGCTGCGTGGCATCGATTCGGAGACGGTCGCGCAGCATCCTATCTCGCGTGGACGGATCCAGCTGCGCCTCAACGCGCGCCTCGAGCACCTCCTTGCTGAACTCCCACTCCCGCCGGATGCCATTCAAGAGGAGCCCGTTCAGGCGGTCGGCCATCGCGCCCAGCACGCGCTCCACCTGACGGTTGGCTGTGTGGTTGTTCTCGAAAAAGAAGTCATCCTTCTTCTGCTCGATGGCACGGCGCACGGCAGGCCGGGAGAGCGCCTGTAGATAGGCCGTATAGATCAGTTGCTCGATGGCGCGAAAGAGTTGCTCCCGGCGGCGCTCTTCCTCTTCCCGACGGCGGTCTTCTTCCTTCATAGGGGACGGTTATATGGGCAGTCGCCTCCGATATATCCGAAAGCCAAACTTTACGACCATGAAAGCCAGTGCACCAATACATGCCCAAAAGGAGCCGGTGCCAAAGCCTTGAACAAACCGCTCCCAGCGGGTAGGCTTTCGCTCGACCTCTCGCACAACCTCATGCACCACATCTCGATTGATAAAGACGCTGTCTGCCTTTGCCCACACGGTGTCATGCCGGACAACGGTCTCGACCTGCAGCTCCCCGAGGCTATCCAACAGGAAAGCCAGTCGGGCGTTGCGGGTGGTCTCGATCGACAGTCGCTCCATTGCCACGCGCCCCTCTGCATTGCAACGCAGCAAGGCGCGAAGGAGAGACGTGTCCGACGGCATAGGGATAGGCACGAGCCGTTGCACGAAGACCGAATCCACGTGCGACTGTCGCGTGGGCTGCGTCTGCTTAAGCGGTAGGCAGGCCGCAAGTAGTAAGGTGGCGATGAGCGGCAAGATGGACTTGAGCATCTTCTGCTTGCCTCCGTAATAGGTGATCAGGAATTTCATTTGCGTTGCATGTGTATGAAAAGAAGAAAGGGCAGGCCGGATGACCTGCCCCTCTCTTGGAATGTGCGCTGATTGGTTAGGAGATGGCGGCGATCTGGTTCAGCTCCACCCAGTACGGATGCCCGTTTTTGTGGTGGCTGATCTGCCGTTTGGCAAAGTCGACGGCCGTCACGGTGACCTTTTGCCCATTCATCAGACGCGCCTCGGAGCGGCGGGTGAAGGCCAGCGTGTCGAACGCCTCCTCGGTGAGGGGGAGCGGCCCCTGTTTCAAATCAGGCTGCGGCTTAACCTCTGGGGCACCCGGTGCGACTGGGCGAATCGGAGGAACCACAGGCGGCTCGATCGGCGTGGGGTTCTGCGGCGGGATGGGACGGGCTTTGCGCTCGAAGTCGGGCGTGTAGGTCACGTTCGGGTCGCCGCCGGCCATGTAAAGGGCTACCTGCCGGGCGATGGCGGTCATCTTTTCGCAGTAATACTTCTTGCGGGCACTATGGATGTCTGTGATCCCGAGGGCGCGGTAACGCTTCACGACGGCCTTCTCGTAGTCGAGCTTCAAATCATCGATTCCCCGGCCTGTCTCCAGCGCGCGCTGCGCGGCGGGGCTGAAAAGGGTGCCCCAAACAATGGGCGTGCCTTCGATCTTGTCGATCACCTCCGAGGGGGTGTCCGTCTTGAGGTTCACACCCCAGCGGGGGTGCTGAATGAGCTGCAATTTGGCCCGGGCAAAGTCTACGTGGTTGGCGTAGTTGGCATACGGGTCGAGGCTGCCCTCCACCTCGTCTTTTCCAAAGCGTCCGTCTTGCCCGCGGCGGGCCTTGATGTTGCAGTAGTTGAAGTCGCCGACGGGCTTCATGCCTGCGCCGGTGTCCAGCACGTCCATGGCGATCAAGAGCTGGCGCATGGCGTCGCTGAGCGTGTTATCTGCCTCGTAGTAGGCGCGATCGCTGGCCTTGACAAAGTCGGGGCGGGTGTTGGGGCCAAAGGCGCCCTTGACGGGTTGGCCTTTGTAGCTGTAGGGGGCATAAGCCGGGGTAAACTCCGGCGGGATGGTGGTTTGGGTTGGAGTGTTCATTGTTGTTGAGGGGTTGAATTGTTGATGCGTTGAGGGGGCGCTTGGTGGCCGTGCAGGGTATCCTCTACCTTATCCCGTAGAATCTCGGCGAGATTGTCATTCCCAAGGGCTTTAATCACGGCTTGCACGATAGCCTCAGAGCGGCGGCGGGTCTTTTCGTCTGCCGTCTCGCGTACGCTGAGAATCTCGATGATGCAGAGAAAGACACTCATCAGGCAAGTAATGACGGGGAAGCCGACGATGGGGTGCAGCTTCATCAGCACAAAGAGGTGCGAGAAGTGCAGCATGTAATCAATCATGGCCGCAATGATTACGGCGCCCTCGTAGGTGACGAATTTGGTCGCGGTACGGCTGAGTGGTTTCGAGCGGATCTTTTGCCCGCTCTCTTTGGCCTTGCGTATGCCGCTAATGAGGTCGACCACGATAGCGGTTAAGACGAACAAGAAACACGCGGTGGCCACGGGAAACATGGCCCCGGTGCCTTCAAAGAGTACTTCCATTGTTTGTTGTTAGTTGTTGGTGGACGACTACACTTAGATGTCGGTAGATGTGACGCTTCGCTCAATCATCAGATAGCCTTCTGAGGTTCGAGATAGCGTGATGGCTTCGGTCATGAAATAGAGCGTCCTTCCTCCCCATGAGGTATTCCCTTCTAACCCACCGTTACGGAGTGGGGTATTCAGTTCAAACTTGCTAACGGGGGAATAGACAACCCCAGCTTTTCCCGGCTGAAGTTCGATGGATAACGGGACAGATTCACCATTTACAACTGGTGCCTCACCCGTACCTGTAGCGAGTTTGATAGGCGTTCTTCCTCGATCATTCTTTACGTTGTATTTGTAGACGATGCCGGTGTATTTCTCAGGGATCTCTACGTCGAAATACTCCAGCTCGCCGTCAGGGTCTTTGACCTCCCCGGCACGGTCGACGCAGGCCTTGACAACCACCTTGAGCGTCGTCGGATCGATGTCGCACGAATAGACATGCGGCCTCCCGGCGTCCGGAAGGGTCGGAGCCTCGGAGGCTGCTCCGCCTTGTGGTGCGCCTCCGAGGTGGTATTCCATCAAATGAATGGTTTGCATGGCTTAGGCCCTCCTTACTCGATATACATAGCCTTGCCGGGTGCGCCGGCTACCAGTCTGAGCTGCTGCCCTGGCGTGATACCATCGACACCAAACTCCACGGCGCTACCATCGAATCCAAATCCGGTAACCACTTGGGCGGGCACCCAGTCTTTGCCTGTAATCGAACGCTCCAACACAAGGCTATTTCCCTGCGTGGCTACTTCAAACTCAACTCGCAGCGTTATGGCTGCCTTCTTAGGCGTGAATGCTTCGGAGATGTACTGCTTTTCACGCTCTTTGTTCATACTGATTTCTCTCATTTCTAATTAGGGTTTATGGGTTATGTGTTTGAGCCCCGAGGGGCGGGTGGCTATTCCCAGCACAGATATTTATTCTCCTCGCAAATCTTCAGTGTGCGGAATGTCTTACCACCGGCAAGTCTTAACGTATTTACGTGGGGAAGATTAGTCATCTTCACAAGTGTCCGGTTATTCCACTCTCCCGATCCGGGAACTGGCGTATTGACAGACACAGTGAAAGAAGCCGTGTTTCCAAGTATTTCCAATTTCTCTCCATAAAGATTCATTATTCCGCCATTGCTGCCATTACCTCTGAATAGTTGAATCCAGCCGTTGGGCTGGATTGCAGTAAATGCGAAGTCGTGGCCATTAGATGAAGCCGATGTCAGCCCGTCATTATCGACATGAAATCCACCGATGCTCGCCGCCTTCTTCACCACCAGCGCATTGGTATTGATCAGCTCCGTCTTGATCAGTCCTCCCTCGATGATGGTCTTCCCGTTGAGGCGCGCGTTATTGATGTCGAACAGGTCATACTTGCCTTGCTTCTGATTGAGCTGGTTCTGCTGGTTGCTGAGGGTCGTTTCGGTGTTGGAGACGCGCCTATTGACGGCTGCCAGCTTTTGGGCGTTATCCTCTTTGTAGCTCTCGAATGTTACGGCGGCGTTGATGTTGATGTTCCGAGAGATCATATTGATCGCCTCCGGGGTTTGCGTGATAAGAGAGGCGATCGTCTTCCCATTCGCCAGCTGCGCGGAGGCGTAAAGGGCATTGCCCTCGGCCCTCGAGATGAAGCCCGCCGTCTGCAGGCGGTAGATCTTATCGTCGGCCGTGGCTTGGCGGCTCAGGAGGTTGTTCACGTTCTGCTGCGTCTGTTGCTGGAAGGCGTCCAGCTGAGCCTTCGTGCCGCCCAGCTGCGCGTTGAACTTGCCGACCTCGCCCTTGATCTGATCCGAAACGACCTGAAGCTCCGTTTTGGTGGCGTAATCCGAATTGCCTTTGATCTTGATATTGCCGCTGATCACACCCTCGTCCAGATCGAAGTACGTCTGGCCGTCGGCCGACTGGATGCGGCCGGTCTTGATGAACCGCCCGTTGATCATCGTAAAGCCATACATGGGAGCAAAAGACCGCGCCTTCAGCTCCGAATCTACAGAGTTCAGGACGCCGATCCAGAAATGATAATAGGCCGGATCCTTCTCGACCGGGATCTGCTCCAGCGTGAAGAGGATCACACCGCCCGCGCCTGCGCGCTGGCATTTGGCATAGACGTAGTACGGCTTGGAGGCGTCGGCCAGCGTGAACGTGCCGTCGGCCAGCGTCCAGGAGCGGGCCTTGGCCTCGTCGATGGTGTAATGCGTCAGCACGCCGCCCTGCACACGGATCGCGTTCGGGTTGCCCTGATAGTTGGGCTCGAAGACGGTGTTCGTCAGCCCGAACTGCATGGACTTGGCGCCTACCGAGAGGGCGATCGTATCGATGGACTGCGGCCGGATCTTTTCCGTGTAATAGTTCCCCTCGGGATCGAAGACGGCGGCCATCACCTCCCGCGAGCGGCGCCAATTGGCACGCGCCGTGGCGGGGTCTTTGATGTTGTTCATACGGATGATCTTGTCCGTCTCGATCTGGTCGGAGATGATGCGGTTGATGATCGAGGTGGTGACCGTGTCCGAGAGCGTCAGCTGATAGTTGTACGGCTGCAGCAGGTCGCGAGTGAAAGATTGCACCCGGACGGACTTCTTGATGGCCAGGGCCTCGTCCTCGACCGGGATATAGTCCCCCACGGAGAAGACATGCGTCTCCACGCCGATGCCGGCGAGCGAGCGCAGGAAGTCGGGCGCCACCGTGAGGCCATACTGCACCTTGGGCTGGCTGTTCTGATCGTAATACTTATTGCCGGCCTCCTCCAGTTCCTTCTCCGCGGCGTCCACTACGGCCTGCGGGGGTGCGATGTCCAGCAGGCTGTATTCGTCGCCCACGCCGATGCGAAAGGCGGCGGAGGTTTTCGAGGGGAACGTCTCCCCGCGATCGTCTTTGAAGGCTTTCAGGGTGAAGGTCTTTGTGGCGTGGTCATACTTGGCCACCTCGAACTCATAGCCGGACAGGTTGCCGGTGTTGAAGTGCACCTTGGCCGATGTGCCCGGCAGCAGGTAGGTGGTCTTCGTCTCTTCCTTGCCGTCGGCGCCTTTCGAGGTGACCTTTTCCGAGAGGTCGAACGCCATAGCCGAATCGGTAAAGACGAGCTCCGAAGCGGCGTCCACGGCCGTCACCCGGCCTTTTTGCTTGGGGTAGATGTCTTCGAAGTATTTCGTGGCCTCCCAGACGCCAAAGCGCCACGAGGCGTCCGTCTTTTCGATGCACGATTCGCCCTTCTTCTTGCCCGGCAGGCAGAGGCGCTGGGCACGATAGCGGGCGGTGATGTTACGCGTAGAGCCGTAGACCTTCAGGCGGGTGATGATGTTGGACGACGACACGTTCTGCCGCTCCAAGGCGTACAGGCCTTTGCCGCGGCCGTAGCGGAAGGTGAAGGGGAACGTCTGCCCCACCTTCTTGAAGTGGATCGTGCGCACGCCGCCGGCCTGAGCGATCTCAAACTCGGTCTCGAACTCCTTGCAGAGGCGTTGCAGCACGGCCAGACAGTTGTCCGTCTCGCCAAAGGTCAGCGTCCGATCGGCGGCCGTTTCGGGGCATTCGCCCAGCGCCCACTGCCCGGCGAAGACGCGGCTGGCGTTCGAGATGAGCACCGTGGCAAAGCGTCGGAGGTCGCCCGTGAGGGCGTCGCTCTGGACGTCTTGCAGCGTGTTGCTCGTCGTGTCGATGGTCAAATCATACGTGGCGCGCAAGAGGTCGTACTGCAAGCCCTCCATCTCTACCTCGTAGGTGTTGGGGGCTAAAGCCCCGTTGAGGTGTTGAGGCCTCCGGCCTGTTGGTTTGTTTATCTGTTTGTTCGTTGGTTTGACAAGTGGTTCAACATCTCAACAATTAAACATCTCAACAACTAAACACATAAACAGGGGCGAAAGCCCCCAACAGCCAACAACGGCCAGTGACCACGAACAAAAAAGGAGCCCCCCGGCGGCCTCTGCCGAGGCAGGGAAGTCCGTGTGTGTGGGGGGAGGGCGTAAACAAAAAAGGAGCCCCCCGGCGGAAAAGTCTCCTCTCGCCAAAAGGGGGGCTCCCGGGGCGCCGTCAAGCTGGCGCGGGCTTAACCGGGAAAGGCCCGGGGGCCACATCCGGCTCTTGGTTGTTTGTCGTTAGTTGTTTGTTTGTCTGTTGAGGTGTTGAGGGCTAAAGCCCTGTTTATGTGTTTAGTTGTTGAGACGTTAGTTGTTCCTTGTTAGCTGTTCGTTGTTGGGGGTGTGAAATGAGGGTCGCCGCGGACCAAAAACCGTTTCGGAGCCCAAAATGACCCTCGGATTACGCCAAAAACAGGATTTAAGCCCGCGGCGACCCTCGTTTTGGGCCAAAAATCGATTTGGAGCCCGCGGCGAGGGTCATTTCACGCCAAAAACGGAATTGAAGCCCGCGGCGACCCTCATTTTGGGCTAAAAACCGATTTGGGGCCCGCGGCGAGGGTCATTTCACAGTACCCGTGTAGGGGCGAATTGCATTCGCCCCCATTAGACGGCCCCCGTAGGGCCGAATAAATATATCCGCTGCCCGTCCCTGCCGGGACGTCTGTGGGGCGTATGCAATACGCCCCTACACAGGTAAACAGGGCCGTTAGGCCCCAACACATAAACGTCTATTCCTCCGGCAGGTGGATGTCCGGATTGCCGTCGCCACCCGGCTTCTTCGGTTTCTCGCCGCCCGGCTGGGGCTGTTCGCCGGAGCCACCGCCCGGCTTCTTGGGGTCTTTGGGATCTTTGGGATCCTTGGGATCACTGCCGCCCGGCTTCTTGGGGTCCTTCGGTTGCTTCGGGTCTTTGGGCTCCTTCGGCTGTTTGGGTTCCTTGGGCAGCTTGGGGACGGACGGTTTGCGGGGCGTGCGCTTCTTCTGGGCCGCGGACTGCTTCCAGGCGGCGTCCAGCTCGGCGGCGCGCTGGTTGAGTCGGGCGGCGAGGGCCTCGATGGCTGGCTTCTCGATGGGCGTGGAGCCGAAGAGGTAGTTGGAGCGGAGGGTGAAGAGGATGCGCTCGTAGGCGGCGTCGGTCCGCGGGCGGACTTTGGAGGCCAGCGGCAGCTTCGTGGCCGCGCGCCCGTCTGAGCGCTTGGTGGCCAAGTCGGCGAAAGCCTTATTGAGGGCCTCGAGTTTGGCCGGCAGGTCGGCGAGGTGAAGCGTGGTGAGGTGGGCCGTGAGCTCCGCTTTTTTCAGGTCGACCACGAGGCCGGAGATGAGGGCCGTCTCACGGTCGGCCGCCTCGGTGGGCGCACCGCTGTAGACGCTGACGGTGGGCATGAGCGCGGCGGCAGCTTTCTGTACGGCCTCGTCGGGCGAGAGTCGGGCGGCACGAACGGCGGCGAAGAAGTACTGCACGGCGCGGTCGCGGGCCGTGTCGGCCTTCACGAGCTCGGCCGTGAGGGCGTCGGCTTGGGCCTCGCGGTTGAGTTCGGTCTCTTCGGTGA